AGAAAGAAAGCTGTCAACCATTTTAGAAAAGATGGGATACGATGCTAAGATCCACGGCCCTGCCGACGACTTTTTAGGCTGGGTGATCGAGGCACAGATGCACTTAGGTGGTTTCGGTTTGCTGGCAGATATCTTCTATAATGTTGCGGCCCAAGCAGACAACGGCCTCTACGGAGCAACAAGGATATCAAGCACCTTGCTTGGCCCATCATCAGGTACATTCTTGGATGCTGTTCAAACTGGACAAGGTTTGTACGACCAAGCACTAGACCTATCACCAGACAGCAATGCCAAAGAACGTGCAGCCTATAGAATGCTTGCATCTCGTATTCCATTTATTGGAGGCAACAGGTTCTTGCGTGAAGGGGCTGCTGATATTTTTGGAGGTGAAGACACAACCAAGAAAGAAAAGGCTTTGAACTATGGTGCGAACTACGGAACCAAGTATGGACAAAATTACGGAGCGAAGTACTAGGAGGAAAAATGGAAGGAGTAAGTATTGGCGATTGGATAACAATTTTTTTCGGAGTGTTCACAATTTTATCAGGAATGATTTTCGCATTAATTAGAAACCATGTGATGCTTCAAGAGTGCATCAAAAAGATCGAGACCCTCTTTGCTTTGATCAATCAGATGAAGGACCGGGGCAAGTGAGATTGCTGAAAGGCAAATATGCCAGCAAGCATTTTCTGTGGACAGAGTTACAATGTCGATGCGGAAAGCCCTGCAATGAAGAGGGAACTGGTCCCAGCCGCTATGTACAACCGGAGGCTCTAGAAAAGTTGGAAATCATGCGCGGTCTTTTAGGACCGTTACGCATAAATTCTTGTGTGAGGTGCCCAATCTGGAATCAGGCCGTGCGTGGGGCACCCCTGTCGATGCATCGAGCTACGAGTATTCGCCCTGCGAGAGCGATAGATATTCGCCTCGACTACCCGAAGGAAGAGATCATTAAAGCAGCAGAAGAAGCTGGCTTCAGAGGCATCGGAATTAACTACAGAACATTTGTTCATGTCGATAACAGGAATAGAAGAGTGAGGTTTTAATGGAAATTTTAGGAACAGTTGTCAGCGGTTTGTTTGGCAGTGCCATCGGGGGTTCTGGTTTAGGATTGATTGGCACAGTGGTCGGTAAGACCTTCGGATGGTTAGAGCAAAAAGAGAAAAACAAAACACTACTTGCACAGAATGCACATGAATTAAATCTCATCCAAGAGCAAGCTAAAATAAAACAAGTCGAGATGGAGTCTGAATACATGATCGCGCAGATGGAGGCTGATGCGAACATCCGAACAGCAGCGTATCAGCACGACGCATCTTATGGAGAAACTCCAATGTGGTGTAGTGCCCTTCTCCGGCTGGTCAGACCAGTGGTGACTTTTTTACTGATGGGTATGAGTGCCTATATATATTACAAGGCATACGAGTTTGGCGACTGGACGACGACAAAGATGCTTGCAGAGGAAGTAGTCTTTATGTGTTCTTTAGCAATTACCTTCTGGTTTGGCAGTCGTCCAGCTAACAGAAAATAAAAAACCCCCAGGTGGCTGAAATAGACAGTTGGATTTTAAAATCAAACTACCACCTAGGGGCCGTCAGCGACCACCGCTGAACGTCTATGAAGCTATCTTCCCATTATAGTCAGACCGCTTTTAACTTTCTCAAGGTAGCCAGCTAATAATGGCTGGCTGATTCGTCCATCCACCCAATGGACAATGAAACCTTTCTCGCACTGCTCTCCAATGTAGCCAAAGTCTCCATTAATATGACGGACGCTATCGCCTACTTTTAGTCTCTCTGAAGAGTGCATCAACTCCCCCCTCAAATTTGTCACTACGCTTTTGAATCTTTGGTCGGTCATCGATCAAACTTTTTGTAAGTATTGCATCCAGTAAAATAAAAATATTTGCAGCCACATGAGCTAGGTGGTGTAACCCACTTTCTGGATCTATGTTTTCTCCCTCTGTCCATGCATGAAAATGCCGGTGGGTAGCAGAGATATATGTAGATGCATTCACCTTTGTTTTTCTCCAGTTGAACGGTCCATACTTTTCAGCCCCGTCTTTCATAACCCAAGCAATCATCTTCAGAGGAATAGTCGGAATTAAAAAGAGTGGGGTCTTCTTATCTCCGAATGCCGCCTTTGGATTTGGCCCCTCACCCTTCTTCTTGACCGCCATATTTTTTCTCAAACTCTATCGTGTCTTTTCTTGCTTTCAGCTTTGCTAGATCCTGATACAAAGATGCTATCTTGCTGATTGCTTTTTTCATCTCTGCCTCATCAGAAATTCTATTCGCAAGGTTCTCTTTTATTGTGTCTATCTGACCCTCCAAATTGTAAATTTCTGTGGAGACTTTTTCGAACTCGCTCATAACAGTCTCGCTTTTGGTTGGTAAATTTCGTAATCATCGCAAGGATCTTTTGCTTCCTTGTCATGCAATGAACATCTCCACCGGACATGGTCATTGGCTTCAGCGTGTTTACAGGTGCTACACTTTTTCTCTGGAGCAACTCCATGCCAGCAAGTATCTGACTTCATGCACCATGTTCGACAGTACCAGTCAGTCTCATCAATAGATTTTTTGGTAGCCTCATTGTCGAGGATGCGTTGGATCTTTGCTCTAAGATACATGATATAATCATGGTCAGCTTCTATGCACTCATCCCAGTACTCAGAATTATTTTTATTGTAAGCAACTAACATGGCTCTTCGAACTGGGATATCGCCCGGTCGCAGATACATCATAAGCTGTACCTGTGCGTAATATCTTTGGTGACTGACTTTGGCTCCATGCTTTTTGAATTTTTTAAACGATGCATCATTCATCGATTTGATTTCTAAGAGCATCGCTTCACCATCAACCTCGATGATGCCATCTGCATTCCCTATAATATGGTTATTAAATGCTGTGCCCCGATATTGTTTCCCAGTGTTGGCATCTTTCTCCCAAACATTTCGGTTGGCTTTTTTCAAATGCTTTAGAATTAAATTCTCCAGCATGTGACCTAGTTCAAATATCCTTTCCGTCTTTTGGGGAAGTTCGTTGTTTGGAAATCCTCTATGAGAGAATGCTATTTCCGCTTCGCATTCACTGCCGACATTTGAAGCACCTATGTACTCGCGAGGAGTGTCTTCTCTTGACGCGATTGCATCAATGTCTCTGGTTAAACTGCCATTTAATTCGTGAGCATCAGTCATTTGCCATTGCTTTCTTTTGCTCTTCTAAATCCAGCAAGCTGGAAATTGTGCCACTATCTACGACGCACATCAGTTTAACTTCATTGGGCAGTATATAAATTGCCGTCCATCCGGTTGATTTTTTGTCCACCCATATTTGGGTCAAGTGCCCTCTATTACTTAGACCGACAAAGGTGGGAAGCTGACCCTGCTTCATTAGTTCTTGTTTCCCTTGGTCGGCATTAACACAGGCTACTTGCCCCCATGCTGGAGGAGCAGACAACAGCATGAGGACAAGTATTCGGAACATTAAAATGGGATTTCATCATCGAGAAGCCCACCACCTTGACTAGGCTCTGCTGCTTTTACTTCAACAGCCTCTGTTGTCTTTTTGTTTTTTATGCGAACCAAGTTCTGCGGGCTTTCCATCTTATCGGCAGTAGGCTTGAACACACAGTCCCTCCCGTTGAGTGGTTTCGCGGGTTCGTTTTGCATTTGGCCTTGCTTGTTTTTCCATTGTACAACCGTTCCGTCGTTGTTTAATGGTTGCCTCATATTTACTCCGATAACTTTTCCTAGGAGGTCATCAGTATCGAAGTCTAACTGTGTCGGTTCTGCATCTTTTGGTAATGCATCACAGAGTACGAGGAGTTTGTGCAATCCCTCTTTTTCAATGCGAACATTTTGGGCTAAACCCTTTCGGTAGTCTGGGTGGCTCTCATGTGCAGCTTCCCTGTCTATACAAAAATAATGGTACTTCAAAGATATGTCAGGGAAGTGATAGTTTTTGTATTTTACCAGTATTTGTTTTCTACCCTTGCTGTCCCAATCGGCAGTCAGGTCTTCGACCTCTGCAATCTCACAAATGTTTTCCCCATTATTCCAACTTGGTTTGTAATCCACTGTCCTTTCATCACCGGACATTTCAACAACTATTCTAGGCATCTTTTTTCTCCTTCTTGTTTTCGTCTTTAGCTTCAGCTTTTTCTCTGGCCTTTTGCAGAGATTTAAATTCCTCATCATTCATCTTTAAAATTGAAATCAATTCAGTGATGTCTGAATACGGCTCGATAGGTCGCAGTCGTGGAGGTCTGCTTGGGTCTCTGGTCTTCGCTTCCCAGCCATTGATAGACTGAGTCACGAAGAAGCGGTTCATCGCGCCGGGAATTTTTGTGCAGGGAGCTTTGTAAAATCCCCAGACGTTATCGAATGCACCCATGAGATAAGGCACTAACTTTTTCCCTTGAATATACGGGACGTTGTAAGGGCGGGTTCCCCCTGGCCTACCTAGATCATCGAGTGTTTCTTTTTTCTCAAGGGCAATGACAAGTTTGTTGCACCAATCAAGGTTAGTGATATCCCTAATGACCTTCTCAAGAAGCCTGTTATGCATCTGGTAAATTGAACCAGTTTGCGTCTTGTCGTATTTGTGTTCATGCTCACAGTAGTCGAAGATTAATTGACTAGCTTTCGTCAGGCTGTCCAATACAATTACTTTGTAGCCTTGATCTTTGACGTAACGCTTCACATAAGTAATAAGATGAGCCAGACAATAGTCACCTTGCTTCATCTTTGCGGCCTCTGCCGCCTTATCTTGAAGAGGTGCGTATCTAGTGAACGGCATAAAATCAACATCATCATTTGAGATTGAAGACAGCCCATTCTCTCCACTAAGGATTAATGTTTTGCCAAGCTTTGCTTGTAGTAGTGCGGCTTGAGTTGTTTTGCCGACGCCGGGTGGGCCAAACAAAAGTGTCTTCTGATATTTTATTTCAACTGTCTTTGTGGACAGTGGCTTGAAATCACCTAGTTCGTAGGTTGGTGCTTCTTCACTCATCATCTATCTCCACTGTTATTTTTCTTAGGCCAGGCTTTCGAGTTAGTGCCCGCATCAAGAGTTGCTTTTCTAGGCTGTCGGCTGGTAAGGCATCGAACTTTCTTGTGTTAACTTTGTAGTCAATGCTCATACAGTCTGGCGTGTCTTCTGAACCCAGCGGATACAGTTCTTCTAATATGGATTGTTCGAACTTTCTTATCTCGCTCTGGGAGAAGATTACTTTCATCCCTTTGCTGCTTATGTAGTGGAATTGCTCTCCGCTTTCATTCGGGAACATCGAACCAATAACATCTTTGAGGTCTTTGTTTCTCTCATTGAGTTTTGCAATTGTCTTCGTGTTCTCTGAAAACTCATGGGCTGCTTCATAGAGTGCAGCTTCATCAACTGGCGGGGCATTGTGCCCATACGCTACTCCGTTTTCTTTCATTCTTTCTACCTTTAGTTTTAAGTTTTATAATAGTTTGACTTTAATATAACTTAACATTAATAATTTGTGTAGAGTTTTTTCATCAAATAACAAAAAAAGAAGTAACAATGATAAACGTAAAGCAATTAATCGAAGATCTTGGCGGTATAAAAGCCGTCGAGAACGGATGTGAAGTCCATCGAACAACCGTACATAACTGGGTTAGGTACAACAGGGTGAACGATAAGTTGATGCACATGACATTCGACAAGGGTTTAAACATAAAGGATTACTGGAATGGAGAGAAAGCAGTTACTGGAACACAAGAAGCGGGTGAAGGAAGCTGCTCATAAGTATGTCGAGGAATATAACTGGATACTTGTTCCCACAATTATAGGTTCGCCAACTAGTCACATACATTATAAACAATGGCGTTTGCCAGAGACACATCCAGAGTATCAACCACCACCATCTCCAGAAGAGATGTTGGGTTGGTTCGATGATAACCCGCCTATATCCGTTTTAGATAATCGTCCGGTTGAATTTTTTGATATCGCAGCAGTCACAGGTTCAATGTCGGGGATTGTCGTCGTTGATGCTGATAGTAAGGAGGCCGCAACGGAAGCGCGAATGCTTGGTCTTACATCGCCAGTCGTCGTGCAATCTCGTAGAGGATACCATTACTATTGGTTAAACAATGATGAGGTTAACCAGCGCAACAAGGTTGGCGAGTTCCCTGGTCACAAAGGTGACTGGCCTCATGTTATTGGCTTGGATCTAAGAGCCAATGGTGGCATCATCAGACTGCCTCCCAGTTATTGTTCTGACAAATTGAACAAGTATGTCTGGATAAATGATTTCTCAGAAATACAGGGTGATAAAGATTTTGTTTGGAAAGGCATTGAGCGCGGCACATTCACCGCTCCAAAAGAAAAAAGATTTTCTGAAGAAGAGATAGCGGAGCTGCGGAAGAAGAATGTAATTGTCGTTGACTTTACTGGTGTCGAATTTGGTGACAAGGAAAGTACGATCTCGATGATCGAGAGCGGGGTGCCTGTAAAAGTTGGCAGTCGCAATCACACTGTAACAGCAATCGTTGGCGAGTTGGTTGCGAAGCGACATCCTCTTGAAAAAATTTCTGAACGGGTGCATGAACTTATGTCCCTTCCAAACTGGGAACATCCATTAGATGAAGAAGAGGTCGAGAGAACTATAGAGTCAATCATTTCCCGGGACAGGTTGCAAAACCCAGATGCTTGGGATGGAGACAACTACAAAGAACAAACTCCAGAGCTAGTTCCTGTAAAAGAGCATCGTCAAAAGCTTCAACCATTAATAACAAACGAGAACTTGGATGAGTTGCGGGATCAAATTGGAGACCAACAATTTATTATGTACCCTGCTCTGACACTGCCAGCTATATGTCAGGTGTATGGATATTCCGGGCACGGCAAATCTCTTTTCACCGCGCACCTTCTTTATGCTGCCTGTTGTGGTCAGGACTTTGGTGTCTTCGAAAACAGAAAACAAACGCGAGTTCTGTATCTAGATTATGAGAACAGCTTGAATGAGATCCTTGAGAGGATGGAAAACCTCAGAAAGATTTTCACTGATGCCGACGACAATGGGTTTGCAATCTACACTCCGGCAATGAAAGACGGAACTGTACTTACCCTGGATACGGAGCAAGGCATAAAAGAAGTGATGGCGAATGCCGAAAATCACAAAGCGGAAGTGATTGTGATAGATACTTTTCGAACAGCATTTAACGGGTTCAGCGAGAATGACTCTCACCAGTGGGCAGAGATAAACCGGGCGATATTGGTTTTGCGGAACGCTGGTTATGCAGTCATTGGCTTACACCACGCAAACAAGGTTCAGTCATCCCAGAGTAAATCCGGCACAGTTACCCAGCTTGGATCTGAAGCTGGATCGACAGCACAGTTAAACTTGCTGGAAGTGCAGATGCGGGTAACACAAATCTATCCAGATACGGAAGCTGGTAATGCGGAAGCTGAAGAGACAAAAGGTATTGTTGATGATACTGGTTGGGAGGCTTTGCAGAAAGCAAAGCGCAAGAAGGAAGAACTTTATAATGAAGAGTACTTTATCAGGACCGCCATCAAGGTTAGCTACGGCAAGGTGCGAAACCGAACCCCTGCTCACCGGACCAGCTACATAGGATTTGGTGAAGCACAGGATGGAGAGCCAGTCGTAATTGCGAGTACTCCATTAAGAAAACGGGTCCAGTATCTTGTTGATAT